AAGTTATGTATCAGCAAATCAAAATTCTCTTTATCATCATCAAAATGATGATTTGCAAGCAACGATATTACATCATCCTCGTCAACCAGTCTCATCGCTCGTCCCCCAATCTAATCTCTGACCGCATCTGCTACAATACTTAGGGATATTTCCCCTTGTACTTCCATCACCATCTACGACTTCCTGCGCATAATGTCCACATGTTGGACAGCTTAAAACCATCAGTGACTTATCAAATATAAGATTCTTTGCCCTCTGATGCTTCTCCACTGCCGCCCGGCATTCTTCCGGTGTGCCAATCGCATGGTAAGCATCCCAAGCTGCCGCATCCTCGTATGTAAGAATTTTTGCATTTATCGGATGCGGGTTGTCTGGCTCTTTTAATTGTCGTTCCAGTTCGTCTATTACGATTTCAAGACAGAGCGCCCCGCCGAACATTTCCGCAAGGCGCGTTTCTAATGCACGGTACTGCTGTACCTCTTCCAATGCCTTGATTGCCATTTCCAGATCTTCCATTCCTCCTTTTCCGGCTACCTGTTCCACCGTATGCATCCGGTACTTGATTCTCTCGATTGCTTTATTCTCCGTCATAGTTTCTCCTTTCAACTATTTCCATTTTGGAAACAATTCACTCCAACAGTTCCGGGTTGTCAAACGCATTTCCGGCGATCTCTATCTCATATCCTCTAAAACAATCAAAATTCCATTTAGCACCAATAGGCAATTTTTCCGATTTAACGCACACCCACGAAAATTGATAATGATCGTCTTGCCAAAATGCTTTGTAAAGATTGCCTTTATCATTTTTAATAATGTCATTCTCCCAAATCAGTTTACCGCGCTTGTCCTTAAGTCCGGTGCACTGGCAGATAGTAGATGCATCTACAACACAACGACAGAAGAAACCCAAACTATCCTTTGCGTAGAAATAATAACTTTCGTTGCCCTTTTCTGTGCAAGACGGGTATGACAGATATCCTTCTACCCATTCTCCGTTATCAATCCGCTTTCCGCGATATAAATATCTACTCTCCATGTTATCCCT